AACGATGTATTTACTACGCTACCAGAAGCTGTGTCCCGTTCCATTGATATGGGACTTGATGGAGTTACTCATGTTTATAGCCACGATGGACAAGCTGTTTATATGCCAGCAGAAAGCCATGAGGCTTACTTAGACTACTATGAAGACAGTGAACCTATGGTTGAGCCTATGGAAGTCGAAGAGAAGCCCTCAGTGGACCGTATAGAGGCTCTCAGGGCTATCGTAGCAGAGGTACTTAAGACTGAATTTCATAAGGCTGATTATCAAGGCGAAAGTGTTACCCTAAATAAGCCTAGACGTACTGAAGGTGGCAACAAGAAGTTTGAAGTGTTTGTTAAGGATGGCGATAGAATAAAGAGGGTTACTTTCGGGGACCCTAATATGGAAATTAGACGGGATGATCCTAAAGCTCGCGCCAATTTTCGCTCTAGGCACTCTTGTGACACTAAGAAAGATAAAACAACCGCTGGTTATTGGTCTTGTCGTATGTGGGAAGCTGACACTTCAGTCAGTGACATGACTAAAGCAAGCATAGAAGGTAAGATATTAAAGACTGACGAAGAACAACGTATGGTCTATGGCTGGGCCTCAGTAGTAACCGAAAATGGTGAGCCTGTAGTTGACCGCCAAGGGGATGTTATAGAGGCTGGAACACTTGTGAAGGCCGTTAATGAATTTATGGAGCATGTGAGGGTCGGCAAGGCCATGCACGTTGGGGATCAAGTGGGTGTCGTTGTACATTCACTTCCTATCACTAAAGAAATTGGTGATGCTCTTGGTATCCAGTCTGATCGTGAAGGATGGGTTGTCGCTTACAAAGTATTCGATGATGATGTCTGGGCTATGGTCAAATCTGGTGAACTCGCTGCGTTCTCTATAGGTGGACGTGCTATCAAGGAGGAAATATAACTTGCCCAATCTCCTGAAAAACTTGCACCTTGAAGAACTTTCCCTAGTGGATCGTCCAGCCAATGCTCAGGCAATGGTTAGTCTCTTTAAGCGTGACAATTCCAAAGAGGAAATTACTAAAATGACTGAAGAAATGGAAGCTAAAGTTTCTGCATACATGAAGGAATATGGCTGTGGGCGTCCACAAGCTATGAAGGCTTTAGATATGTATATGGAAAAAGCTGAAGAGGTTGCTACAGATGTTGAAGCGCCTGAAGTTGACGTAGAAACACTTAAAGCTGACTTTGAGCGTCTTTCTGCTGAGAACCAGCACCTTCGCAAAGGTTTGATTGATAATGGTTACGTTATTCGTGCCGAATCTATCGAAAAGAAAGCAGAAGAAGAAATGATGGACATTGATGGTGAGATGGTTGCTAAAAACGACATCCCAGCGCCAGTTCTTAAAGCACTTGAGGCTGCTGAAGTAGCTAAACGTGAACATGAAATAGAAAAAGCTGATATTGAGCTAACTAAGAGTGCTGGTGAAGTTCTACCACACTTTGAAGTCAGTGCAGCTAAAACTCTTCTGAAATCTTTCTCAGAGGACAAAGGAATTATGGTAATGCTTAAAGCTGCTGACGCTGCTTTTGAGGCTTCCATGCAAGAATTTGGTAAGTCTGATGTAGACGGAGAGTTCGCTACTTCTGCTGACAAACTAGATGCTCTCGTAAAGTCCTATATGGACGAAAATAATCTCAAGAAGAGTGAATTTGCCAAGGCTTATGCTTCTGTAGCTAAGACTGATCAAGGCAAAGAACTCATCAATAAATCCTATAAAGGGGAATAATCATGGCTGTAACGCAATCACGCGACAACCGCACTCTAATCGCTGGTGCTGACCTTAGCGGTTCTCAGTTCTTATTTGCTAAGATGGACGCAGCAGCAAAAGCTGTTGTAGCTGGAAATGGTGACGGAACTATTGGTGTTATCGAAGTAGGAGCCGCTGCTGGTAATGCTTGTACAATCACACACTCAGGCAAGGTTATGGTAATGTGCGGTGGCACGGTAACTATAGCTGATGACGTTGGTATTGACGCTGCTGGTAAAGCTGTAAACGCCGCTTCTGGTGACATCATTGTAGGCCGCGCCTATGAAGCTGGTGTAACTGGTCAAGTTATCGCAATCGAGTTGATCTTAGCAGCTAACGCTCACGCTTAATAGCTAATTAAAGGAAAATGTAATGCCACTATTGACACCATCAAGTGTACATATCGACCAGCCGTTGTCAAACTTGACGCTGGCCTATGTACAAGACCAAGCAACTTTTGTTGCTGACAAAGTATTCCCAGTTGTGGGCGTACAGCGTCAATCAGACAAATACTATGAGTATGACCGTGCCAACATGAATCGCTCCGGCGATGTTAAGAAATTGGCCCCTCGTACTGAAGTAAACCGTATTGGACAGAAGCTGTCTAACGCATCTTACTTTGCAGACGTATATGGTCTGGGTATGGACTTCGATGAGCAAACTCTTGCTAACGAAGATGCTATGCTAGAAATCCGTTCCGCTGGAGCGCAGACACTAACCAACCGCCTATTGATACATCGTGAGAAGCAGTTCGCTTCAACATTCTTTGTTAATGGTGTTTGGACAACAAGTGTTGCTGGTGCTGCTAACGGTGCTGGTGTTCCAGTATACTGGAATGACTACACTAACTCTACACCAATCTCAGACGTTACCACAGGCGCTCGTACTATGCAGTTGACCTCCGGTGGCTTCAAGCCAAACACAATGGTTGTTGGCAAAGAAGTTCGTGACATCTTGGTTAACCACCCTGACATCCTTGCACGTTTGAATGGTGGTTCTACCATCAACAACCCTGCATTGGTTACAGATGGTAAACTAGCAGAAATCTTTGGCATGGAAAACTTCCTTGTCATGGAAGCTGTTGAGAACACTGCTGCTGAAGGAATTGCAGAGTCTTCTGCCTTTATCGGTGGTAAGAACGCACTCTTGGTTCACACACCTCGCACCGCTGGTCTTATGACCCCTGCTGCTGGTTTGACGTTTGCTTGGAATAACATTCCATCAACTAATAACTTAGGTGTTACTGTTGAATCATACTCTGACGATGCTCTTAAGCGTCAGCAGGTTGCAGAGCATATCCAAGTTAAGATGGCTTACGACATGAAAGTTGTCGGCGCTGACTTGGGTTACTTCTTCTCAGCAATCGTACAGTAAGTCTAACTTACTACTAACGGGAAACCCTGAGCTTAGGCTTGGGGTTTCACCCAACTATAAAAGAACATAACAGTATTCATATAATGGAGAGTCAAATGCACCCTACATACTTGGGTTGGCAGGTCGATTGGCCTGTCTTTATTAAGATACCAGTTTCTGCCAATGGAAAGAACTGGAAACGTGGAGATCATTTCAACTGGTTAGAACGAAGCATGGATGAAGATAAAGTAGCTTCCTTGTACGTCTCCGGTTATTTGCACCACAATAAAGAATTAGAGGTTCAGACTAAAGTTGGTGACCGACTGTCTGAACTAGCTGGTAAGCAACTAGAGAGCCTAGTAAACTCATTGAATATTGAGGTTAAGAAAAGAACGTCTAGTAAATCAGAGTTTGACGCTAAGAAGTGTAAAAAGTCTAAGGTTGATGATAAACAACGTGGACTTGTTAGGCGCTTCCTCAATAATAACAACTGGGTTACAGAAGACTTCTACAATATTCGAGATAAAGTTCTCACTGAATAATAAAAACGGAGACTACTTATATGGCATGGTCTTACAATGCAGCAGATTTGAATACCACAACGGCTGCTGGTCGTATCAATACGGTGCGACTTTTAGTAGGTGACACTGATACAAATGACCAACAGGTTCAGAATGAAGAGATTACTTTCTCTTTATCTGAGAATGGGGATAACGTGTACTACTCTGGGGCTTGGATTGCCCGTGCCATTTCTTCTAAATACTCACGAAAAGTAACTACGCAGTTAAGTGGCGCTCTAAGTGCTGACTACTCAGACCTAGCTAAACAATATAGAGTGTTAGCAGATAGCTTAGAGTATCAAGGCAAGACTTCAGGTGCATCGGTGGGTATTTTAGCTGGAGGATTAACTAAGTCTAAGGTTACTTCTGTAAGACAAAACACTGATAGGATAGAAGGCTCTTTTCGTAGGGATAGGTTTAAGAACCCACCAAGCTACCAAACACCTGAATACGAATAGGGGGTAAGATATGTCATTTCGCCCCTTTGATCTGCTTGGACTTGTTAAAGACTTTGGTGAGAGCCTTACTTTACGCAAGGTTACTACTAGTGGGACCTACAACCCAGCTACAGGCGCAGTAAATAATTCAGCTACAACTGACTACACTATCACAGGTTACCTATACGATTACAACGTAGGTGTTCCCTCTGGTAATGATGAGGTTGTACGTGGAACTCGTAAGTGTGTCATATCAGCATTGGGCTTAGGTGCTGTTCCTGACTTTGATGACCTTATACTTGGAAGTGGTGACGCTGTGAAGATTACTTCCGTAGTGTCAATTTTCTCTGGTGGTACTGCAATGGGTTATATTTGTAATGTGGGGGAATAACCCATGAAACAAAGAATTAAAGTCAACCCTTCTCTGTTTAAAAGAATAGATAAACTTGAGGAGGTGGTAGAAGAGGTTTTAGAGGCTGAATTAATATCTATCGCTAATTCCGCTGTAGCCCTTTCTCCTGTAGACACTGGTGCATACGTTACCTCATTCTCATTTTCCACTGGCGCTGGAAGACCAAGAGGTAAATCATCTAACAATAGACCTAAAAGACAAAACCCTCAAGCTATGAAACAAGAGGGTTTACTAAACTTAGTCTCAGATATAAACAAGTTAGACCTCCTTAATACTACCAGTGTTACTCTTAGAAATGGATCACCTCACGCGACAGATGTTGAGGATGGTACACACTGGAAACGTACAGCAGGGTATAAGGTTTTCGCAAAGATAAGGAATATCTATGGCTAGTATTCATAACAATATTCGAGCCTCTCTTGAGAGCCACTTGTCTAACACAGCAAACCTACCTTCAATAGCCTATGAGAACGTATCCTTTGAGCCTACAACAGGCACTAGCTTCCTTAAGGTACAATACCTACCAACGGTCACTAGACCCGCTGTAAGGGGCTTAAATCCACAGTTAAGGTATCAAGGTATCTTTGCTGTAACAGTCTTCGCCCCAGAAGGTAAAGGCCCAGCTACGGCAGATGACTACACTAATAAAGTGATAGACGCTTTCGCAGCAACAACTGACATCTCATTCACTAATGCAGATGGAACAATCAAAGTGTCTATTGACTACGCTGAGAGACAGCAAGGTATTATAGATAGTCCTTGGTACTTCGTTCCGATTAATATCGGCTGGTACATTTACAAATAACTTCCCAATAGGAGAAACAATATGGCCTTTGCACAGGGTTCACGCTCCAGTCTGTCGTTTATCGTAGAAAGCACTTTCGGTACGACACCATCTGGCAACTTCCTCAATTTACCATTCACTACCAACTCTATGAACTTAACTAAAGATCGTGTAGCTGGTAACGATATTCAAGCTGACCGTATGCCACGGGTTGATCGTCACGGTAACCGTCAGGTTGGAGGTGATATAGCCTCTGATCTACGTGATGCTGACTTTGACGTATTCCTTGAATCAGCCATGCTTTCTACTTGGTCAAATAACGTACTTAAAGTTGGTACGACACCCAAGTTCTTCTCACTGCAAGATTACGCTGCTGATATTGACATTGCACGTAGGTTTACTGGATGTTCAGTATCTACAATGGGTATCTCTTTAGCTCCAAACCAGATGGTAACAACTACCTTTGGTATTGTTGGTAAGGACATGAACCCAACCATAACTGCTGGCTCTTTTATCTCCGGTGACTCTTACACTATTGTAACTGCTGGAACTACAGACTTTACATCCATCGGTTCTGCTAACAACACAGTAGGGACAACCTTTACTGCCTCTGGTGTTGGTTCAGGCACAGGTACTGCATCTGTAGGGTTTGCAGTTCAACGTGCTGAGACTGCATCTTCTGCTGCTGCCCCCTTTGACTCTTACTCAGGTACACTGAAGCTAGGGAACACTGGTGGATCACTTACAGAAGCTGCTATCATAACTAGCATAGACCTAACTCTTAACAATAGCTTCTCACCTACCTTTGTTGTAGGTAGCTCTTCAGCACCATCACTAGAATATGGTCGTGCAGAAGTTGAGGGAACTATTACAGCTTACTTCCAAGATGTAGCTTTAATTAATCGTTTCATTAACGAAGTAGATACTGCACTAGAGGTTGTTGTAGGAGATGTTTCAGGTAATACTCTGACATTCCTATTCCCTAAGATCAAAGTTAACAGTGCAGACGTTGGTGTTGATGGACCAGAGAGCCGTATGGTTACTATGGCATTTGTTGCTCTTCGTGACTCTTCAACACAGACTAACTTCCAAATAACAAGATCAGCCTAACAACAGAACACCTTAGCTGAGGTAGTGGAGGCCCCTGAGTCGGGTCGGGGGTCTTCACGCTAATCAATCCCGACACAACTTCCCCCCGAAAGGAACATACAATGGACTTAAAAGACCTGACACCTAATTTAGATGATCTTGTTGTGGAGATAAAGCATCCCTCAACAGGGGATAACTTGCTTAATGATGATGGTACAAATATGACAATTATTGTTCTTGCACCTCACTCAAAGGAATACAAGAAAGTTCAGCACGAACAGATTAACAAGAGACTTAGAAAAGCACAAAAGAATAAGACACAAGATATTGATTACTCTGATATTGAAGAATCTACTATTGATCTATTATCTAAGGTAACTAAGTCTTGGAGTGTAACTTTTGATAAAGAGATGCCAAAACTCTCTGTTGCTAAAGCTAAAGAGGTTTACACTGATGTTTTTTGGCTACGTGATCAAATAGAGGAGGTAGTAGGGTCCTCTATGGATTTTACGAGGAGTTAGCATCTGGCCTAGTTGAGTGGGCTAAACATAGCTTTAAGCTAAATAAGCCTACAGACTCAGGTGCTACAGAGCGTGAACATTTAGAACAAGTAGAAAGGCAAACTGGACGTAAGATTGAAGAACTGGAACCCCCGACAGATTTTCCTGACCTTCTATCCCACGTTTGGTTTGCCTTTATTGCTTTAAGCAACAGCAGAACGTCAGGTATGTCTGGACCTAATGCTCTTACCTATTCAGACATAAAGGCATGGAAAGATTTGACTAATACGCCTGTTTCTGCCCGTGAGGTGGAAGTAATTAAAAGGCTTGATGTCGCTTATTTGGGGGTAGCTAATGGCTGACTTAAAACTCACGGCTGATGTCTCTGAAGTCGTAAAGGCAAGAAGAGAAATAAAAAAGTGGTCGAGAGAGACTAAAGATTCCCTTGATGTTGTAAACTCCCGTATGAAAATTATGGGAGCTACATCTACTGTTGCTTTTAAGAAGTTAGGTGATAACGCTGCATTTGCAGGTAAAAAAGTTAACCGGATGGGTATGCGACTACAACAAGTCGGTTATCAGGTTGGTGACTTTGCTGTACAGCTACAAGGTGGAACAAACGCTGCTGTAGCTCTAGGTCAACAGGGTTCTCAGTTACTTGGTATCTTTGGACCAGCGGGTGCTTTGATAGGTGCTGGACTTGCTATTGGTACAGCTTTTGCTGCACCTCTTTTAGACGCGACTAAGAAAGCTGAAGATTTACACGCTGAACTTAAGTCTATGTTAGAGACTATTTCGTCAGAGTCTACATCAACAGCCAGTCTTATGGAGATGTCTTTTACTGGACCCCTAGAGCAAGTTAGAAAAGACTTAATACTCACAAAGTCTCTGTTTAAAGAGCTAAATCAAGAAGCTAAAGATCAAGCCTTTGCTACAAGTATTATGCCCGTACTTGAGGGCATTGGGAAGATACTTGATGAGTCTAAGAGCGCTCAAACTCAGACAAAGGGTATGATTTTACCTTCGCTTGTACTTGGACCAGAAGAAATAGCTACCTTACAAGAGGCAGATAAGGTTACTGCAAGTCTTATGGAGAAACTTGCTAATGCTGGTAAGGGTCCAGCAGAAGATTTAGGTAAAACTATTAGGAGTGTTTTCCTTGAGTTAGAGAAAACAAATAACCTAACTCCAGATTTGATAA